TGAGTCTGCAACGGATATATCATTAAATCCATTTTCAGAACGGACTGGTCCGTTAAATGTTGTATTAGCCATGTTATCTCCTTGTCGTGGCAAATGTCAACCGCAGAATGCGATTGTCAAGGTAACCTTAGATTACACTACCTTTTTATAAAAAGAAAGGTTATTTTATTCGCTTGATTTCTCTTTAAGAACTAATCCAAATATAGCACAAACTATACCTGCCCAAGTTAGTATCGGGAGGGTAAGTAGAATGCCTAATCCAACCCCAACTACAGCCGCAGCACCATAGCTTGAAGGTTCTTTTAATCTGCCTTTAATCCAATCCATAATTTTCTCCTATTAAATAAAAAAGGGCGACCTGAGCCGCCCTTAGTGGATTCACATAAACAAGAGTTAAGCTCCTGGAGAACCAAATACACAACGTGGATCTGATACACCGAAGCTGTAACGCTCACGAGCTTTGTAACGAACATTGCCTGTTTCAAAATCACCTTCCATAGATGTTTTGATTGCACTACGCTCAAAGTGTTTAAACCCATTAGGTGCATCTGTCTTAATGAAAAATGCATCTGTATCGGTTAAGAAGTGATTAACTACATAACCATCAGGTAAAACGCCCATATTACGCATTGCGTTAATGTCGTTATCTGCTGTTCCAGTGCGTAAATTAGAAGCCATTAGCCTCTCCGCTACAAATTGTAACGCAGGGGGAATGATCAACTTACGACCCTGTAGAGCAATTTTTAGACCACGCTCATCAATAAACGCTGCGATGTCAATCATCGATTGTTCTAAAGATGTTTCGTTAAGGTCTGCCGCAGTAGATAACTCATTAGCAAGATTACCACCGCCAACAGTCGGGTGGTCAGTTGCACAAAGTTCTTTACCATCACCAATAGCAAAGCTTGAATTAAATGCGTTATTTAAAATAGACGCTGCTTTTACTTGTTTGGTGTTCGCCATAGAACGAGCTAATGCACGAGTATAACGAGAACTTAGGCGGTCATAGAGATTATCCTCTACAGCTTCCTCAGTAATCGCAAATGCAAGTGCTATTGTCTCGTGTGTATAACGAGCGGTGAAGGCTTCATTGGAAGAATCGTAAGAAACTGCCGCGCCTTCTGTTTTAACAGGGGCTTGTCCAAACCCTGCTAACATTACCTCTTCTTCAAACGCTCTGTCTGAAGATTCAGTTTCAAAGATCTCAGCATGCTCATTGTCATACCGATCATACTCCAAACCGAACAGGGCATTAAGTCCTGGTTCAAGTTCTTTAAGGAGCTGGGAACGTGTTATAGCCATTATCTATCTCCTTCCTAGATACCTGCGCCAGTACCGTTAGCATTATAACGATAAAAGTGGTTGTTAAGTAAAACAATCGCCAACCTACCTGCCGCAGTTGCATCGTCATTTGAAGGTGAATCTTCAAAACCGACAATACGCATATTTAGGGTATTTGTGGTTGCTGCTGTTGATACGGCTAACTCAGCAGAAGATTTACCTGTTGTGGTATCTCCGCTTGTACCAGAAGCAAAATTGGCGTTTGCGTGAACGACTGAATCAGCTGCTGCTGCATCACAATTGATCAAAAATAACTGATCAGGATGATTTGCAATAAGTGCAGTAGCTTCAGTACCAGATTTTATAGAACTTGTTCCTGGATACTTATTCGTAAACGTCGGTGTTCCATCCAATGCGGTATAGTTACAACCGATGAATGCACCCAGTAGAGGAACTGTACCACCAGCGGCAGCTCCTACAATATCAATCAAACCGTTTGCGAGAGGAATAACAGGCGTACCTTCATAGATAACACTCGATGTTCCCGCTACGCTCGCTAGTTGGATTTTATATGTAGAAATGCCATTAGTATTAGCACCTGCACCGAGCATTTTGTATGGGCGTAGCCCAAAAGCGGCATCTAAATTTGCCATAGCTCAATCCTTTATGGTTATTCGGAGGAATTACCCTTTCCGAAGGTTATACGAGATTGCCTTTCAGGTTTACTGATCGGCATAGACGGATGTTGCTCCCTCATGAGATCATTATCAACAGCGTTCATTTGGTCAGCAGTTTGCTGCTGGTAATGGGAGGTGCGTTGTTGACGAGTTTCTTCAGGGAATCTTGCGAGTACCAAACCACCAACACCAATAACACCTGCGTGTTTACCATCTTCGACGGTAGGTGCTTCAAAATCGGGGTACTCATCAGCGCGAACTAATTCAAAGCCTTCGCGGATTCTTGCAGATAAATTTTTAGTATCATCGTAACCCATAACTGAAGAACGGATCCATCGATGTACAAAGCCATCTGGGGCAGGGGGTGCGTCGAGTGAAGACGGAGGTTTCCAAGCTTTCGCTCGGGTTGCTTTTTCCCTTGTTTGGGAAGTGCGTGGGTTTCTATCGGTCATTTTAACCTTCCTCACGGTTTTTGCATTGCGATAAGTTGCTTTGCGTATTGTTCATTAGTAATACCTAACTTTTGTGCGATTGCAACCTGCGATTTAGTAAGAGTCACTTTATTTTGACTTATTCTTCCAGATCCTCGGGTTGCACCCCCTACAGCAGGGGCTTTTCTCGTTGTTTTATTAGGCGGCGACTCTTTATTATACTTATCAGGGAAATTTTCTTTCATTTGGCGTTCTAGCTCAGCATAATATGGTTGAGGGTATACGTCAGGTTGAAATCCTTGATTATTAACCAATTCATTATGAATGCTAAATGCGGTTAATGTCATAGGCTCGTCTGTTCCGAACCACTCATTTTTTGCTGCCCAAGCTTCTGCGTTTGCATCTCTAACTGGTGCAGGCGGTGCAGGGGCAACAGGTGCAGCAGGAGCTTTTGCTGCGTTTTCTCGGTTTACTTTGATATAATTCAGCCGTTCATTATCTTGAGCTATTTTAGCAAGGCGATTTTGAGCTTCTACTTGTGCCTCAACATCACCTCTATCTATTGCTGTAGATAAAGCAGCTTTAGTAAGCTGCTCTTCTGCGGTAACTCTACTTTGAAACTCATTTACAAACGATTCATCAGAAGTCATTGTTCTTTTTGTTGATTCTTCTAACTGTTTGTTGACACCTTTAGCATAATCTAACGCTGCGGCTTCTCTTCTTTGAGCTTCTCTTAGTCGAGCGGTCATTTTATTAATGCGTTTTTGAACTTTTTCGCTAAATTGTCCTATTTCATCATCATCAGAAGAAGTTTCTGCTTGGTCTTCTTCTTGTTTTGGTTCAGGTTCTACTACTGCTTCAGGCTCTGACGAATCATCTGACTCATCTATCTCTATTTGTAACTCTTCTTCTGCTTCAACTTCTTTTTTTGCTTCTGAGGGCATGGTCTACTCCATGTTATAAGTGTAAAATATCTTCTGGATCAGTTATAGTGGCTAAAATCTCGTCATCATTTAAAATTCTGACTTCACCACCTTCTATTTTAAAACGGCTACCTGCATAACGCCCAAAAATAACCCAATCACCTTCTTTGCACCAAGGTTTTTCGCCTGCCCCGAACTTGTTGTCGTCTTTGTAAGCAAGGTTCCCAACTCTAAGCACATATCCGCATACTGTTCCAACTGCTTCTCTGTCTCGAGTTTCGTCTGGTACAAGGATACCGCCTGTGGTTTGTTTTCTTCCTTGAAAAGGCAACAACAAAATCCTCCAACCTGTTGGTTGGGGCATTCTATCTACTGCTTTTTCTGATAATTTAGAAGGATCTAAAACACGATCTTGGGTTTTTATGTAGGCTTTTTCTAACTCACCTACTTTTTTGTTTTTTGTTTGTTCTAGTGCTTCAACTTGATAGTCTGGCACATAAAGTTTTTTAGCCATCTGATACCTTATCTAGCAGGCGTTTCAATTCCTGTTCTAATTGACCAAGCTCTTGAAGTTGCCCTCTCAGAACTTGATAAGCGGTGAAATCTGCTACAGCACCATAAAGTATTGCTTCTTCTAGTGCTTTAGTACGCTCACGAATTACTTTAAGCATATTTTCATAAATGTAAAGGTCGTTCATAACTTTTAGTTTTACTCGTTGTTGACAAAAATGCCTATCAGTATTTTATCAAAACTAAAGGTCGTGCAAAGCTTGCTCTTTAGTTTCATCGTTTCTTCTTAACCAACCTTTACCAAAAGTATCAAAGGTACTTAAAGAACGATAGAATTTTTCACGGACATAATGCATTTGCTCGATTATTTCAGCTTCTTCCATTTCAGCCACAGCTTGTAAAGTCATTGGACCTATACCGCCATCTTGTTCTACACCCACAATACGTTGTAAAGCTTTAGCCGACCTACTTGTTCCAGAGTTTACACCCCAATCAAATACTGACCAATCTACACCAGAAGGTAACTCGTCCCCACGAACACGATCCCAATAATTTTCTTTATATATAGGGTACACATCATCATGGGTGAGACCTTGCATTTCACCATCCATAACTTGCCTACCTGCATACTGCTCATAAACTGCACGAGTTACACCGAGATTAGTCTCGCCCCCAGGATCGCTAGGATGATTAACGTAACCACCCTCATGTTCTAAAAGCCACCCCATGCATTGTTCAAAATTTTGTTTCATTTTGCATTTTTCCTTAACTTAGCGAATTGACGTGAACCAAACCAGAAACTGATAATAGAAGTAAATAGTAAGTTAGTATCATCGTTCCAAATTTCTTGTGCTGCATCATTAAACGTAACACCTGTACTCATAGAATAAAATAAGCCACTAATTTTTACAGTCAGAAACAAACCCACAAATAAATATGTTACAACTGGTCGTACCGATCCTGATAAAGCTGCCGCAAACCCAGATTTAGCATTTGCTGCTGCCATTGCTTTGTATATACCTTCTGACTCAGCTATATCTGCTTTAGCATCTAACTCATCCAATTTAAGCGACGATAATTGTGCCGCGTATTTGCCTTTAGCTTCGAGCATTTTAAGCTCTTGCGCGTCTTTTTGTTTTTGTTGAAATAAATCAAGAATACTTGGGATAATAGAAGTACCAAACCCAAGTGCTGCACCTAATAGTGATAACATATTATCCTCCTACTTTAATTTAGTTTTAGATAGGGCTGTTGCCCCCATAAAACCAACGACTACACCTAACTGTGCCACAATAAATGTATTTAAAAAACCTGACGCAGTGGCAACTCTGTCTATAGCTACAACTGGAGTTAACAAAACGATAACCGCCACAATCGTCACAACCATTGCAATCCACGCCATCATACGTTGCGTGTCAGCTAACTTGTCTTCATTTTCTAAACGAACCCACCTCTCATGTCTATCTAGTTCTTCATCTGTGATAACTCCGTCGCCATCGGCATCTGCCATTGCGTACTTACTATTTTCTTGTAGTTTTTTAGCCATAGTTAAATAACTCCTGCTGAATCTAATATTATTAGTACAAAAAATATGTTCATAAATGTAATCATAGCTACTCCTATATATTAAAACGCTTAATTAGACAATGGATTGTCAAGAGCCTCCTGCAATCGCTCGTTTAATTTGTTTTCAAGTTTAGTCATATCTTCTTCTATTCTATTTTCTACTTCACGCATTGTATCACGAACATCTTTTTCTGTTTCTCTATTTAAAGTCTCAACTTCTCTTATCGCAGAGGTTACATCTTTTTGAACTTCGTTCATTTGGTTAAGGACATCTTCTAATACTAAATCGATAGAAGCTTGCGTGGTTTTTATGCGGTCTGAAGATGTTTCAATTTTTTTCTCTAACTTATCAATGTAACCCTCTAATTTAAGCAAGTCATCTCTAAGATTGTTCTTAATGTCTCTAGTGTAAACAATAGCATCTTCAAGTTTAGTAAGGACTAATTCATTTTCAGCTTTAATGGCATCAATATCTATTTCTTGAACAATTTCTTTCATATCCATATAATCTTTATAGATTTCAAATCCTGCCCAAGCTCCTCCACCTAGCGTTCCTAAAAGAGGAATTAACAGCATAAGCTTACCCCCTTTTATTGTCGCACCACCAATTTCTACCTCTGCCATTTTTTATCCTTACTCGAATGCAAGTTCTTTTAACTTGTTTATTTCTTGTTGTAACTTCATTACTTCCAACTGTTTCTTTTGTAACTCTAACTCATAAAGTCTATTACAATCTATCCTAGATTTAGCTCTTTTGCCCAATGGTATTGTAATTTTACTGTAAATGCCAATGTCTCCAGTTTTTTTACTATTCTCTGCTGTGCCGCCTTGAATAATCGATGTCAGGCCAAACTCAATATTAGTAGCAGACCCAATAGCATTGCTGCAATCTAAGTCACCCGAACGAAATTTATCTGATTGATAGTTTGTACCAGAGTTAGGTAGCGATAAGCTTAATGAGTTTGAAGTCGAGTCAGCAAAAGCTGCTCTTGCAAATACCAGTAAAATTAAAACCCATATTCTCATTTATTTTACTTTAGAACAAATTCTTGACGCTATCTGACTAGTTTGCCCTGCTCCTTTAAGTATTTTTGAAATCGTGCAAATATAAACAACTTTATTTAAATCACTATTACGCACATACACTTCAAAAGGGTGTCGTTTAGTATAACGAACTTTTATAACTCTTGATGTAGATGCAAACGGTATTTCGTCCCAATCTTCTGTAAACACACCAATCTCATAATATGAGATATCGTTTCGTCTGTTAAACAAAGACATTTTAGTAACTGACACACCTTCAATGTATGATAGTTTAAACTTGGGGTATGCAGGTGTCATTTCATGTGCTTGAGCTTGAAACCCAAGCAACATAAAGATTAGTGCTACTTGGCGATACATTCCGCTACAATCATTGCTGTATAATTACCTGCTGGAAGTGCCGTATTATCCGCTGAACCATAAGAAGCAGTTGATGCTACTTTAAACCAAGTTGATCCAGCCAATGTCATATTGTACGTTGTGGTGTTGTTTACAACGACTTTAGCTGCTTCATATGCTGACATCCCAGAAACAGAGTGCGAACTTACTGTTGTTGAGCCTGTCCAAGCCACGCCATCGTTTAACGTCGGTGCTGAACTAAAGCTGTTGGGGTGGGTAAATTTTGTTTTGTAGTAATCTGCGGCAGCGATATCTACTCTTATAATTGCTTCTACACCACCATCAGCAGCGGTTGTAGAAAGTTTCCAAGGTGACGGGTTTCCGTATTGTCCTGGAGTTGTTGTGTAGATTGAACAGTTGGCCTGCACCAAACCATTAATCGGTGAATTTACTGCCCAAGCACAAGTAGCTGACAGCAAAAATAGTATAGGTGTTATTTTTTTAATCATGATATCTCCATTGTTTAATCATCATATTGTGATCTGACGATACTTCTGTGAACACTATCTTGGGTCAGGTTTCGTAACCCACTAAAGTTATCTTTTATCGTACCACCTTCTATAGTTAAATTATCTTTGTATACACCACCATCTATAGCTATGTTATAATACAATTCAAGTTTCCCAATGGCAGCTATTTGTTTCATCATAGCTATCTGTTCTGATGGATCTGCAATTTTTTCTGCCGCACCTGCTACAGAAAGAATCTCTTCCACGCTTAACTCGTCACTTTCTTCTTCCTCTTTTGCTTCTAAAACTTCTTGTTTTTCTGTTTCTGCTTGTTCTTCTAATTGCATTTGCACCCATTGGTCGTAATAGGGGTCTTGTACATTTTGTGCATCGAGAAGATTATTGTCTAACAAGTATTGGTATAAAGCAGTTTTAAAATCTGGACAACTAGGGTCAGTAAGTGGCGTATGACATGGGTCAAATTTATAATGGTACAGTATAGTAACATCCGATAATGATCCATCTCCTATGACTTTTATTTCTCCATTGCCAAACAGATTGCCAAGAGTAGAAGGTATTGGATCATATGTGACTTTAGTACCTCCAGGTATCTTATTCCAATCATCGGTGTACTCATATATATATCCATCACTACCTATTTTTTTATTCGTAATAGATACAGTAGAGTTTTTTGTGGGATCTTTTGTAAGGGTGTATCGGTGAAATATGCCCTCTACTGTAAGTCCTGTCTGACTTGGCAGTAGATTGTTCATTGCCCATGTGTGAGCTTTTGAAGCTGCGTTTTCTGTATTTCCGTATACGTTTTCAGAGTAGCAGTAATAAGGCCAAGAAAAGACCACCAATGCCAGCAGCACCTTTGGCAGTGTTTTTATCATCTTCATTCCATTCCTCCTTTTTTCCTGCAACGTATCCAGGAACTAAATGGGGATTGTTTTCCCACTCAGTTATAGCTGCTTGTCCCACAAGACCGTTTATTGGGCAAGGAGTACCAGAATCTTTCATAGCTGTCCAGATACGTTTATCTTCACACATTATTGCAACAGCGGCGACTTTCAACCCCATATCATACATTACTTTAGCGTTTTTCAATCGCTCACAATTTAAATCGCGTACTGTTTTACCTGCAGAAATCCCTAGTATTTGAGTTTGTACTGCACCTGCTACCGAGACATGACAAGTATCTGAGTTAGATGAATTAATACTTGGAGCCATAGCAGAAGGTGGAGGAGACTTAACAGTGGTTGTACTGTCTATTTTAGAATTAGTGGTACTATTAGTATTAGAGTTAGTTTCAATACAATTACTATTAGTTGTACTATCACAAGGCACGGTATCTGCATAAGCCATAGGAATTAAAACAATTAAAAACAAAAAAGTTAAAAAAGCCCAAGTTAAGTACAACAGAGATTTTTTCATTCTATTCCTTATTAGCAAACGCTGACCCTGTTAGGATAGCACCAAATGCCAGATGAAACAATCCACCCCCCAATAACGTAAAGGGCTCGTGTTGACCTGTCAGTTTTTTCATCAGTTCCATTTGAACCATAGGCTCTGTAGTAGAGTTTATAATTTCCATAAATTGGGAGATGTCTGGTCGATTCAGACCCCACCACACTGGGCAGAATAAGAAGTCATAAAAACAAATTAATAGGTAGAATATAAGTGCAGTCCAACGCCAAGTCAACGTGGACTTTTGTTGAGCTGTAAGTTGTTTGCTCATTTAAATGCAGGGAGGAGTACACATCGCTCTATCTACACCGTAGAAAATTACAGCAATAAATATAGCTATTCCCAACCCTATCCATATCCATTTGTTTTTCATATTATTTTTTCTTTTTGTTAACTGCTCCACCGTAACGCATCTTTTTTCTTTTGTTAACTGCTCCACCAGAACGCAGTTTTTGTGTTTTTTGTTTAATTTTAGCAAAAGCATCTAAAGCAGGAGCTCCGTCAGATCCTTTTTTACGCATTTTTTCTCCAGAACCTGCTGCGATTCTGGCTTTCTTTGCCGCAATGTTAGCATATAATCCTTTAGGTTTACTCATGATATTGTAAAACTCCCACCTTTAACCATTGCACCCATGCCACGACATGTCATTCTACCCTTGCCTTTGCCTTTGCCCTGTTTAGCAGATTCAGTTGCAACATCACCACCATGCATCATTTTAACACGGTCGTCTTCAACATAACCTCCGCCCTTCATGCCTTGTACACCACGGCCTTTAAGTATGTCTTTTCTAGTGACTTTACCATCGCCAGTTAAATCAGGGAACCCTGTTGTGACTTCACCACCACCGCGCATTTTTAATTTAGCTTTTTTAGCTGCTGATTTCCCTTTTTTTGTATAGGGATATTCTTTTCCGTCAACCATTGGCATTTGTTTTCTCCTTTTTATTTTTCATATTTGTATTGAAATCCTACTGAACCTTTTAAAGGGTTAAGCAGATTTAAATCCCCACCCCCTAAAGGAATATTAAAATTGCTCGTTATCCCTGAGAAAGGACTTTTTTCCTGCATATTTAAATTTTGATTTTCTGGCATTATACTTATACTTTGATCTGGTGGTGTAATACCATATGTATTGTACACATCAGGGGGCATAACATTATCAAAATAATTAGTGCGAGCTTTAGTTCCGCCAAACAAAACCCCTACAATTCCTAGGTTTTTATTATTTTGTTGGCCTGCGAGTTGATTATTTATGCTCATCATTAGTGGGCTATTTATTGCAGGTTCATTACCTCCAGGAGCTTCACCACTAGGACTACCCATTGTATCTCCGCCCTGATAACCTTGCCCCATAGCTTGAGCTTGTCCTGGACTCATTCCTAATGCCATACTAAACTCCTCTACCTTTGTCCGTTTTGTTTTTGCATTGCGATATTAGCCCTCATAATTGCTATATCTTCTGTCGTATCATTTCTTTCCCTAGCTATCTCTGCATTCTCTTGTTGTTTTTGTGCATCTAATGATAACTTCTGTTGATCGTATTGTGTATCAGCTTGCACTTGTTGGCCTTTTAAAGCAACCTCTTGGCGTTTTATTTCAACTAAAGGATCAGTTTCTTCTGGAACAGGGTTTTGTTGTTGGTACTCTGCAATTACTTGTGCCTGTATTTGTGCAATCATTTTATCATGCTCTTCAGGTAGTTGTTGTTGCGATTGTGGGTTTTGTGCCATTTGTTGATCGTGTATAACTTGTGCCTTCATACCTAAATGCTCGTAGATATGTTTTTCTAACGTCATTAAAACTGGGGGTTGCATTTGTGCAACTCTACTATTCATATACGCAGAATGCACTGCAATATGGCTATCGTGGTCTTGTTCAGGGTATGCTTGCAATTTAGTTTGACCCCCTGCCGCTGCACTTGACATTTGGTTCTCAGTCGCAGGGTCAGTGGGCTTTGGTAACTCTTCTGGTTTTAATAATTGTTCGATATTATGGACACCTAAAGCTTCGTACATTCTGCGGTAAGCTTCGTAAGTATTATGGAGCTCTGGTGCTGCTTGTGCTAATTTTAATTGCTCTTGTGCTAAAACAACCCTTTGCGACATACTAAAAATATTAGGATCACTAACAGGCAGTACATCTACACGGTTATCAAAGTCTTGAATTTTTATCTGGGCATCAGCACCAACTTCATATGGGTAAGGAACAGGATCTTCTGCAAATAGCCTAGCAAGCATTTTTAATTCTTGTTTCATACTTGCGTGTAGACGTTTATGCACCGCACTAATTATTCTTGCCCCACGTTCTAATAACGCGATTGTTGTGCCAACTGGCATTTCTTGGTTGCCATCAGCCACACCTATATCAGTATTGCCAATAAACTTCTGGGCAGATTCTATAACAAAACCCATTAATTGAAATAACGTATTAGAAGGTTCTTTATACGGTAAAGGCATTAAAGATGCTTTTAGATCTCCTCCTGGAACATCTACATCTCTAAACTCTCCTGGTTGTATAGGATTTTGATCATCAGCAATACGCATACCTCTAGCTTTAAAACCTGCTGGCATATTGCTGAGAGTGCCTGAATCTATTAACTGGCGTAAGTTAGCTGTAGCTGTGCGAGATAAATTGCCCAATAAATGTATTAAACCAAACCCATAAAACCCTAATCCTGGAGTAAATTTGTATTGTACAAAATGTGGGATCTTAGATTTTAATACATCATCAGGAGAATAATTTCTACGAACACTTAATACTTCACCGCTATCTACAGCAACAGTTACAATGTATGGCAGCTTAATACCTGTCTCATTATTTTCTGCATCTACATCAGTGTACTCAGGAATGTCCAAGTAACAATGGCACTCATATAAAGTTATCTCACTATCTTCAGAACTACCTGTAGGAGATCTTCCTTCTAATTTATTATAAGTTTCTTGAACTTCATCAGGACTATTTTCAGATTCTTCAGAAATTTCTATATCACGGTAAAAACCCATAACCTGTTGCTTGCGAAGTTCATTAGAAGACATACGCAATACATGGGTAATACGCTCTGCTGATTTTAAATCTGTAGCTGTGTAAGGAGCAATAACATCTTCAGCAGGAATAAATTTGCTAACAGGACGACCCAATGTATCATCGCGGTAAACTTTTTTAAACGAACTACCTGCTAACCCTAAGTAGTATAACATCTGGTCGAACTCTGGCTCGTACTCCTCCATCTGGTACATTATTTGATAATTCATATAATCTTGTACGCGTGAAGCTTGTTGCTCTATTTCTAAACTAGGTGTGCCTACTATAGTAGCCCTAACAGGACCACTAGAAGGTAACATCTCTTTATACGCCTGTGCTTGGAATTGTGTTACAGCTTCATTTAATATTGGGTGGATAACACCAGTTGCACCATTAAAAGGTTCTGTACGAGATTCATACTTCAAACCAAGTAAATCTAACCCTTTAATATAAGTATCTGCCCAATCTTCACGGCTAGATTTATCATCTTCAACACTACCTACAATGTAAGAAGAGATATCTTCTAAAGAAGACTGCTCCATAAAATCTGCTAAATTGTCGAAAAAGTTCTCAGGCTCCTCACCCATAGGGGCATCTTCACCGAAAGTTACTTCAACACTTTCATCATCAGTTTCTTCTACTATAACATTTAAAAAATCATCTTCTTGTTGCAGTAAATTATCTTCTTCAAAACTTAATCCACTAGCAGGGTTTAATAAAGAACGATCAACATTGCTCGGACGGTCATTTATAGCCATTAGTAATATATCCTTTGTACAGGGGCAGATTCAACATCTTCATAATCTTCAGGGTGTTGAATGAATCCACCTTCTCTAAATCTCCTTAACGCTTGAGTCACCGTATCTACGTAATCGTCATGTTCCCCTGCTGGAAACGCGGCACACTCTTCAATAACTTCTTCAGCCCATCGGGTATCTGGTGACCACACCATACCACTTTCGAAGATAGGAGCAATCGAATTTACTCTTGTGAATTTATCGTTCCCCCTACTAGGGCTATAATTTACCACAGGAATGCCCATTGTCCTTAATTCTTGGGTTAAAGGCATACCAGAAGCTTTTGCTTCAATTATCACACATTCAGGATCCCAATACTTATATTCTTCTAATGCCCTGCGTCTAAGGTCGGGGAAGTCCCACCTACCGCGTTTTGCATCCATTAAAATAACATTAGCCGTTTTACCTTCATCAGGGTAAAAAACCCCCCATGTAGTTATAGCACTAAAATCAGCATTAGTCTGTTTGCTAAATGCCGTATCATAAGATTGCATAATATATTCTATAGGGGGTAAATCATCTTTTTCCCAAACCTGCCACCAATCGCGTTTTATAATAGCACTTTGCTCGCTCGTAGGGTTTTGTTGCCATTGGGCTTCCCATTTGCCCACAGATAAACTACCTTTAACAGCTAATAAATCATCTTTAGACCAATACTCAGGCCATAAAGGATTATTTGTTTCTGGCATTAAAGCAGGGAATTCTACTACTTCCCACTTATCGGCAAGTATATCGCGCCCCTGTTGCCGCAAAAGTTTACCTGTTAAATCGTTCTCTGCCCAACGCGTCATAATAATAACGATACTACCTCCTGGTTGCAACCGCTGCCGTGGACCAGAAGTATACCACTCATAAGCGTGTTCTAAAGCAGTAGGACTTAATGCATCTTGTTCACTATGCGGATCGTCAATTATTAATAAATCTGCACCACGACCCGTCACCGCTCCGCCAACACCTGCCGCAAAATACTCACCACCTTTATCCGTCTCCCAACGGCCTGCCGCTTGGCTGTCAGCACGTAATTGGACATCTTGGAAAACTTTTGTGTAATCTCGCGAATTCATCAAGTTTCTTACCTTACGTCCAAACCTAAAAGCTAACTCAGCAGTATGCGTAGTCTGCATTATCTTTAAACGTGGGTTTCTGCCCATCAACCAACTAGGCAATAAATAACTGCCAAACTCACTCTTAGTATGTCTCGGGGGCATATTAACAATTAATCGCTTTAACTCGCCCTTCGCCAATCGGTTAAACTTCTCCGCCATAATTCCATGGTGGCGTCCATTAATAAACTCAGGCCAAACCGTCTTAGTATACGTCATGAAATCTTCTTTAGCCTTCGCACTCTGCACAAGCGTAGAAGCTCTATCTAATAAAGTAGCATACTTTTTTAATTGGTCTTCAGGTACTAACTCTACATCCATTAAAAGTAACCCACCATCAAAATCGATATATTCTCTATACATCGAAAAATTTCACAGGGCAATGAACCTATTATCAATACACACAATAAGGGGGTAAGTGTGTCAAAGTCGGTTTTTTGGTAATATTTATTTGGTACTCGATAAACTGTGTCAAACTTGGTTACGCCTGACGCCATAACCAGACTTCTTCGTCAGGGGGGGTTTGGGGGGCTGGGGGGGTTGTTTGGTGGGTAGGTTGGCGGCTGTTAACCGCCAACCCTGTAGCCTATTTGGTAGGCTGTGGGCTAACCACTAGCTTGGCAAATGCTGTACCCCAAGTGCTAGCACTTGGGCTGTAGCCGCCGTTTAAATATGCCATTAAGCACACTGGGTTTTTGCGGCTGTGGCCTAGCTTAGTACCTGCGCCTAATACCGCGCCTACAGTGTGGCCGTTGGCATGGCCGTTATGCACCCAACCTTGTACTGTTTGGCGCACGCCGCCTGCTTTGCCGTTGTTGCCAAATGGTACACCCTTGGCGGCGTTGGGTAGTAAAACAATTTTTACATTGTTAGCTTGGCCTGCCGCGTGGGTATTTATAAATGCCCAAATTGCCGCGCCATTTACTTGGCCTGCTGGTGTTGCCATTGCTATGGTTTTAGGCGTTGCTGTTGCGTTTTTGTTTTTTAGTGCTTTTGCCATTTTGTTACCCCTTTACTGGTTTTTGGCTACCAACCTTTGTGGTTGGTATAACACTGTTATATACTAGTATATATTTAACCACAACCCCTTTTGACAATTATTTTTAATTATTTTTGACGAGGGACGCTGACCCGATTTTTGACGATATGCGATGATATATAGTATATAGATGCGCGTATAGATGTCTCATGATAGAGAAAAAAGGAGACAGACGTTGTAATCTCAGGCAGCTATTGTAATCTAATAGCTGCCTGAGATTAGTATAATAAGTGAATAAGTGTGACCATAGCGACTATGACCACACATACTAGAATTAGTAGGAACATTAACCACCCCATAGCAGAGGGATAAATAAGACTGCTATACAGATTACGGCTATACTAATGACTGCGATAAGCTGTTGTGTCCAGAACCAAATTTTACCTAACATATCAGCTCTCATACTTTGGGTGAGCTTCAATGCGCTGTAGCTCTGCACTATCTGGCAAAGCTTCAAGGTGTGCGTCAGTGCCATAATAGTCACGTTCTAACTCACGTTCACGCAGTGCGTCCCATACAGGCTCATAACTGTGTAAGTTTTGTTGCACCTCGGGAAGGTTATGATCCCAACCTTCTATGATGTTGTTGATCAGTTCGCTTATGCTTTTCATTAGTTCATCCCTTCGTGGTAGTTAATTTTTATCGTAAAAGAAGAATGTGGGGAATCTTCGTTTAATGCCTCCATTTTTCTAATTGTTTTTTCAGCGTCCCAATGCACTTGAAAAATTCTACCTGTTTCTACCTCTACTATGCAGAAGATATCAGGTTCGCTAGGGTTATCTTTCATTATATAGTCCTTTACTACTAATTAATTTGTGCCACCACACTACTATATATGCCTTTGTACGGACAACACTCGTAGATAAAAAAAGAGAAAAAAAGAACCGACCGTCATCAAATATCTTCTATATATGTCTATATATATAGACAGGTCGTGTCATCAAATATCCTCAAGGGAGAGTCGTCGTAATCTGTCGCCAGATATCGTAATCTGGTACAAAAAAAGGGACGCAGTAAATGCGTCCCTCAAAGTTGTTCTGGATATTAAGCTTTAACGACAAGCTTAATAAATGGTTTCATCCAGGTCTTGCTTGACGGTGTATACCCACCATGCATGAGGGCGTGAATACAATTAGGTTTAGTTGACGAATGACCTAGTTTTTTCGCTTTAGTAAGGACAGCTCGTAGTGAGCGGTCAACTTTGCCAGCACCGACGGGAACACCATGCAATGCCCAGTTTTGGATCGTGGCACGAACGCCCTCGCCTTTGCCACCATAACCAAAAGGAACTGGCTCAGGGTTTTTTAAGTCTACATTGTCTAACGCCTCAATATAAACATTGCCCATGTTACCTCCAGCGTGTTGATTAACAAACGCATGAATCTCAGAGTATGAAAGTTCGCGGTCAGTAACGACTAACTCAACAGATTTAGCTTTAGCTTTGGATTTTGGGGCGGATTTTTTATTTGCTTTTAACATTGTAAAGTCCTTTCTACGACTTAGTGCAGAGCCATTGTAGCTGTGCTATAACTCTTCTAACATAACTATAGTTTACTGACAAGTCTTTTATGCTCTTTTATTATCTTTTATTATCCTTCGCCCGAGGCCTCTTTCATCATCAAAAATCATCACGAATCGTCTCATCAAGACCGAGGATAGAGGATGATTGACGATGAACGACAGACTGATGACGATTGACGAGGATTGACGATGAAGGACAGTCGTCGTAATCTCAAGATGATAGAAGATATTTGAGGAGAGCTTCGTAATCGCATTTTATCGGGGAACTCCAATCAGGTATCAAATCTCCTTTCTCCTCGGTTTCCGCTCCTAGCTCAATCGCCCTAGAACCATGAAATAAATTGACAGTCCCTGACGAAGGCTGCTCAACCAAGTTCCAAACTCGCCCTAATTCGGTAGCATATCTTATTTGCCAAGCGATCTGGTGGGGTCGTAATTGTATTTTCTTTAACGACTTTAACCTGTGGACTTTCAATTCTATCCAAAAACTCTTGCCGTCTACAATGCCGTGTAAGTCAGGAACACCAGGACTTGCCCATGATTCTAATCGTGTCCAAAACACGCCCAAGTCTTTAGTTCCATCACGCAATTTATGCCACATTCGTGACTCAGGCTTAATGCTCAATGCTATACTTCATTACATACTTTGTGTACGACTTTAACACATGAGCAATCACTTGATTGTTGTTGGGTTTAAATCCCCACTCTTTTTCTAAGTTCATAACCACTATATCCATAGCGTCTTTGGTATCAGGCGTTAGCCAAATACCATGTTTCTTTCTATCTGCCATATTAAAATCCAGCCTCCTTTATAAAGTTAATACGTTTATCATAATCTTGTTTAGCATTATCATAGCTATTGTATGCTTTGATATTGCCCTGTGTCCTGTACTTTTTCGGTCCAAGTAACCCATCTTCGCGGTACACAATATATGCCTCGCCCATTGAGGAGATATCTGCAAAATGCAACACTGTACGAGATTTACCTTTGTTGAAATAGCGCACGTTAGGGAGCGGTTTATCTACCATTATTAATCCTTTCTACGATTTAATACATACTTACAGTATACCTTTAGATTATTTAATTGACCAATCTTTACTTGTCTTGCACACGGAATACACTACCGATTGGAACACCATACACTACAGGAGAAGATTCTAATGTTCCCTTCATTTCTTTTATAGCAGAAACAATTTGTGCGAGAAGACGTTCGTCTTTAGATCTGCTGTGGGGAATGATTTCAAACCAACTAATAAAATCATTGTTGTTGTCTTCTAAGTTGTATAAAAATGCGTGTACATAACGATGAGGGGGGAAGTCCTTCATTTCTTTACTACGCACAGTTTTTTCAGTAATAACTAAACGTTGCGTGTCCTCCCATTTTTCTGTGTACGTCTTGATGTCATCACCAAAATAACTGATAAAGTTGTATGGGTCATTTAAGTGTGTGATTTGACTTACTAACTTATTAAACATTACTAATCCTTTCTACGATTATGTATGTACTTATAGTATAGTTTTAGATAATTAAATTGACCAATCTTTATTTGTCTTGTTTTGTCACATCTACTGCTGTGCTTTCTATTAAAACTGCATCTGTATTATTTACCTGCAAAGCAGGGAACTCTTTTTGCAGCCGTTCTATTTCTTTCATAACCTGCTCTTTATCCATTTGATCTATATTACCATGCATAATTTCTTTACGATCTATATATAGTCCTGCGGCTTGGCCTCTAGATTTTTCAGCAGCAACGGCAGCAGCAAAGTTTCCTGCAGAAATTGATGCGTCTCGTATCTCACCTAGTTTTTTAACGTGGCTTTCAAAACTTACCTCAAACTTTTTAGAGAGCTCTTGCTTTAACTCACGGATTCTTTGTACGACGTGGGGGTATCGTTGCCCATTGAGTAATTGCGAAGCGATAGCGTGGGCGGATTTTACAGAATATCCTGCTCTTACTGCGGCTTCTGTCTGGCTAATGTCTTCACAAACATAAATTCTACAAAACTCCTCTTGTTTTGGTGTGATTCCTTTTTCTGAACGAGGATTTGCGACGACTTCAATTGTTGGTTTGTGAGTTGCTTTTGCGAGAGCCATTAAATATCTTTCTGCATTTATCGTAATCTGATGATACTTTGTATAATAGGGTAGAATTCGCTAAAGTGTAAATTCTTTTTTATCGTTTTAAATGTCGCGCGTACTGAGAAAGTGAGTCAGAGATAGTCCTTTTTGTATTAACTCTACCTCGTAACCTATTGTAGATAGGTGGATACTGAGATATCTGATATTATGAAATCATAAAAACGAATTTCATTGATCCTGAACATCTACTCCTATTATACAAAGTGAAAGGTTTTAGAGCCTCTGATAAAGGTCAAAGTATAAATTGTGCTGTGTTATGTGGTATATATTGTGACCCCTCGGAGAGTGGTTAAAAAAACGCCCTGCTATAATCATTTGGGAATACAATTATGGCAGGGCAGTAATGAGTTAACCAAGGACAGGCGATTATTTTATATATCACCTATTTAAATATAGCAGATTTTTGACGGATTGCCACAAGTTTCCTAAGAAATAATCTTTTTCTTTTATTGGAATCTTCTTTATTTGGGCTTCGGGTCGTGTAGACAAAATATACTCTATTTGTAATCTTGTCAGGCCATACTGCTTAACCAACTCATTAAGGGCTTTTTTATGAGTATTGTTCTGCACTAAAGAATCATAATGAACAGCAAACTTTTTACAGAAATCACTTGTATAACGCATCATTTTCAGTATTCACTTTTTTAACTCTTTTGGCTAATTCATCATTAGCAGTTTGTTTCTGGGTCAACATCACAATCAGCTTATTATATGCTTCATCATTTCTAAAACAAATAGTGCTACATAAAAAAGATAATGCCCCAATCTCATGATCGGGGCTCCAAAGGTCGCCTACACGACCAGTGATTGTACTTTCTTCTTCACACAGCTTTAAATATCTAGCCACGTTGTTTCTAACCATACTATATGTTCTAGGCATCAACACCTTCCTCACCAATTTTACGACTTAATGCAGAGCCATTGAGTCGTAAACGCACATCATACCCACAGTAATCTTCTTCACTAAGGCAAGCTATCGCAATACCATCTTTTACATATTGGCCTGGATAATCTTCACTAACAAACTCTTTGAACCTATCGGACGAAGGATCTCTCATCTCATATACTTTACCTTTATAAAAATCACGCAACCACTCTTCTTCAGTTTTGTTAGACCAATTAGTATGTAGACCAATATGGCGGTAAACATCAATCAACCTTATATAACGAGGGTCACCTTGTTTTGTGTATAAAAAAGCTCCATATTGGTTTTCATAAAAAGCAATACGATTGTGATACTGTTTATAATTTTTAGCAGTGATCTTGCCGAAGCCTACAGCATTTCCAGCGAAAATAAGGGTATTGGTCAATCCAGTAAGATACTTACCCATCTTACCTTTTTTATTAGTGCGTTCTTCTACGCAATATATGTCGCAGTTATGGACTGCACTGTAATCATAACGTAATGGCATTTTTATCCCTTTCTGTGGATTTAATATACTTTATTTTAACCTAAAATATTAGTATTGATAAGCCTTTTTTTATCTTATTTGTTCAGGGTAATTTTTCTAACTCTGATGTGAGAGCGACTAATACATCTTCTGATTTTTTAAGATCGTGCCACTGTTTATCTACTTTATACATTATCGGCATAAAAGTATGTGGGTCACTTACTACTTTTTCAAGCATTTTTTCAACTAATGCTTTAACTTCATCTAAACATTCATGATAACCTTGGTCTTTTAACTCTGAATGATACTCTTCGTCTATAGACATTACACATACTCCATATCTGTACAAAATTCCATTAAACTGGCAGGTGCAATCCAACCTGTCTCGAGTAAAGATTTCAATTTAGCTACAATCAATCGTTCTTTGAGTTCTGCTTGTTTCAAAGAAATTTCCCCATCTTCATGAAGGTTTTCTGGTGATAAGGCGTTTTCAATAGTTTCAAAAAACCTATCAGCATCAGTTTGGTTTTTGGGGTTCAACAACAAAAGATTTTGTTGTTTACCTGTTTTCTCACAAAAAGCATACATTATTAAACTCCGTTCTTATTAGGAAACTCTGCACAAAAAGCATAAACCCCGAAAAACTCGGGGTTTTGCTCAACTTCTTTATAAATATTTTCTGCCACTACTTCGCACTCTTGTAATTGAGCAGATTCTGTAAGTATATGTACATCGTTCTGCCCAGAAAAAGTCAAAGTAACTAGAATCACTTTCCATACAATCATATCAACGCTCACTAGGAAGCATTAATGTATGAGTGCCATTGTAATTAGATTCAAAGAAAAACTTCCAAGTACCCTCGTAAGCATCGGTATAAGATATTTCTGACTTCCATAATTCAGTACCATTACCATCTCCTGCGGTAATTACTGCGGTAGAGTCTGGGTTAACTACAAGTTTTATAGACATAAAAGGTTGCTCTGGTTGGAGTAAAAGTAACTCACTAAACACTTTATCAGTAAACCAATACGCTCCACGACCACCCATATATTCTATGAAGTAATGGACTCCATCAGTGTACAGGGCGTAATTGCTGATTATTGGGTGAGGTTTATAAAAAGTAGATGTGCCACAAAAATGACCTAACCCCTCTTTAAAACTTTCTGAACATTTCTTTTTTAAAGCCTGATTATTGTGGCTTTTTCCGTTACCTGTCATCATTGTAATACTCCTTTCTGCGAGTATAAAGTTATAAGGTGGGATACAGAAAGGTAAAGGACTCTAATAATAAAGGGGTACTTCTATTATTAAAGACAATCTGCATCCCGTGTAATTAGACGCTGTCAAACTAACTACTATTAATTTATACCTTAAGATTTTATAATTGATAAGTTTTATTTAATCTTTTTTATTCCCCTCACTCCAGTGTCCTTGGATTCTACTCCCACAATCAGAGCAACCGATTCCATGGCGTTCTTCAGAGAGTAGATGAAAATAAGCAGACCCACATAAGGAACAAAGCACAATATCAACTTCTTCCTCTATTATAGTAACTGGGACAACTGGGTCTGGTCTTTTGAACTGGATAATGTTGGTATTATCATAAATGGGGGAGTTTTTCTTTTTTTCCATACTGCTAATCTTTTCTTTTCACCATTATAATATTGGTGATATGCTTTTATAACATCTGCATTTTTATATTCGTCGGGCATTGCCTGAGCAAATTTAGTTAATCCTGTATTAGTTAATTCTACAGGGGGATCTTTTACAATGGCAAGTATTTTCTCACAAGCATGAACTCTATTATACCTGAAGGTATACTCTTTACATAAACTTATGCCTAACTTCCACAACCATCTGTAATTGTTTACAGTTTCGCCTGCCCATAGAGTACAAGGGTGTTTTTGATGCACAGGTTTATAAGGAGCTTCTTGGTTGTATCGCCAATTAACAGTACATAACATCTGTGTTGTTTCTAAAGGCATTTTGACAACGTGTTTGTCGCAATGGTAACGAGCACAAGTTTCATGGTCGTAGTCTAATAAAAATATATTCACACTACCCCCTTTTTACTCTATCAATACAAGCAAGAACTGCACTTCTGAGATGTGGTGTAGCTACTCCTCCTGCCTTATACAAATAAATATCGTTAACAGCTATGTTTTCGAGAATATCTATTGCTGTTTTCCACTCTAATGTTTTGGAAGCTTCATGGGCTATATTAAAGTTAAGCCCATGAACATCTGTTGTATCTAATGCTTTCATGTCATATATTTGAAGATCTGTAAAAACACGCTTTACTGCTTCTGTCGGGTTTATAATTTCTGGCATATCTTTCTCCATATGTTGTTGATATTTATATTATAATATATAGTTAAAAGCAGGACTATTCTTATTTACTCCGAAGGGTTCAAATCATTGTCTAACAGTTCAATAAGTACGTTTTTAGCTATATCATAATGGGGTCGACCTCTATATTTATGGTCTAAATAATCTCTACCATTAACAATAATATCTCCTGCAAGATAATTTCCTCGCAAATACATTCTTTGACAATGAAAAACTAATTCTAATTTATCTGCTATATCACAACAATCTTTTTCTTTATCGGTCACAGGGAAATTAACCCCTAATTCGCAGTTGTATTTAAATTCTATTTTAGCAACCTCAACTGCCAGACGATCGTAATCCCATTTAGTTGTCGCAGGTATATCTCCTGTTCTGCTTTCTGCAATATCATGATACATTAAATGTAAAAGAGCATTTTTTGAAAGATCAGGCCATAAAGTCTGTAAAATAACCATTGCTCTCCAAGTATGTGCTGCGACATTTTGCCCATCACCGCAATCTGGGCGTGTATGGTATCTTAATATATGACCGCCTTTTAATCTTTCTAATACATCTTCTAAGTTAGCATCTCGCTGTGGTTTCCCGTTAGTCCTCGTGTCCATGGTTTCTCCGTAAATGTTTGTTTTGCTTCCCCCCAATTTGGTCCAAATTCTGCATCAACTATTGAAGGGACTTCTAGTTTAACACAGTTCTCCATTATTTCTGTAACTATTTTTGCTTGTTTTTCATTTTCTACAGAAATATCTAATTCATCGTGAACTTGAATCATAGGTAATATGCCTTCTTCATTTAAAGCTACCATCGCGGCTTTAGTTTGGTCAGCAGCACTCCCCTGGATTAATTTATTAAGAGCTTTGTAAGTAAATGCTCGTTTTATCGCAGGTCCGTGTTCGTTAAAAGCTTCTTGATAATTTAAAGGTTTCCAAATGCCATATCTGTTTGGTTCCCATTTGTCGAATCTGCACCTGCGTCCTAAAACTGTGCGGATTACTCCTTTTTGGCTGGCTCTGTTGCTAGAATATTCACTGAGTTCACGCACAAAAGGAACTTTTTCGTGGTATGTTGCAAATAATTCTTTTGCATCTTCAAATTCTAAACCAAGACTTGCCGCTAATTTTTTAGACCCCATGCCATAAAATAAACCAAGGTTGATATCTTTAGCTTGCTTGCGTGGGACACCAACAATATCTGCCGCCATTTGATGGAAATCAGTGCGAGGGTCTTCATTATATTGTTCGGCAAACTCTATTGCCCCTCTGAAGTTCATCAACTTAGCATAATGTACAACAATGCGTGGTTCTTGGCTAGAGTAGTCAAATGCACCCCACAATGTATCTTGTTCTGGTAAAAACAAACTGCGTATCATAGGTCCGATTTCACCATGCCTTGCAGGTATTTGTTGCAGATTCGGGTTACTGTAGCTAAATCTTCCTGTTACTGTGCCGCCTTGGTCGTTACGCAGTGGGTGAAGCTCTGCGTGAATACGGCCTTTAATTTGATGTTTTAAAATAGTATCAACAAAAGTGCTACGAGCTTTGTTAAACTCTCTTGCTTGCACAATTTTTTGAGCTACCTCGTGGGGGTGGTTACTTAAAAAACCTTTCGTAAAGCTAGGAGCTCCAGTTTTTTCTGTTTTTGCGTAATCTAAACCTAACTTATCAAAAACTTTTGCTACAGATTCAGCCGCCCACATTTCTACAGCGATTCCTGTTTGTTTAGCTACATCATCTAAAAGTTTTTTCTCTCGTTGCTTTAAATCTATTTTTATTAGCTCTGTTTTATCTACATCAACTCTTACTCCACGTTCTCGCATAGGAATAATGGTTTTGAGAACTTTTAATTCTAAATCTAAAATATCGCTGATTTCTTCTTTAATTATTAATCCTTTAAAAAACTCCCATAAACGTAAAGTGAGTGCCGCATCTTGCTCTGCATAAGCTCCTACATACGCGGCAGGGAGTTTATACATTTCACTTTTAGCGTTTACTCCAAATGCTTCAGCTGCTTCTCGTAATTCTACTTCAGACTTACGTTCTTGTAAGTAATCTCTGCCAATAGCGTTGAGGGCGTAACTGAATCTATTTTCGTCGAGCAACGGTGCAACGACCATCGTATCCACGATTCGCCCTTTGATAAGCACATCTTCGGCGAGCAACCACCCAACATCATACTGAGCATTATGGAAAACGTAATCACGATTAATTTTGCATACATCTCTTAACCAACTTAATGTGACTTTAGGATCAAAATTAGGACCATTTTCATGTCTAATAGGAAAGTACCATTGATTTCCTGTTACTGCAACTGCCACACCAATTATGTGTCCATCTTTCCTTGCCCAACCCGAACCCATTGTAGTTAAATTAGGGTCTTTAGTTTCTAAATCTATAGCTATTTCTTCGTAAGAGCTTAAATCTGGGTAGCCATCTGGCATAACCCATTCAGTAGGTGGCTTAAATAGAGGTAACTGCATTTGAAATCACTTTCATTGGTTCTTTACATTTTTTACAATGAGGCCATCTGTTTTTTAAATTTCTAAAAGTGACTTCACGCTCTTCTTTTCCGCACTCACAAACAACTTTAGTAGTTTTATCTAAATCAGTTGGTTTGGGTTTCACAAGAATCCTCCAAAAACTCAGCATAAGCAAGATAGTTTGCTTCCTCAGGAGTAGGTGGGTTTTTTATTGTGTTTTTTGAAAGTGCATCTAGCCTTATGACTTCAGCTTCCACTAATAATAAGTACCTTCTAAGGTCGCGTATATCATCAATCACACCTTCTGCCCTAGCGTCTTTTAAAACAGCTTTGAAAATATCGTACTCTGAATCAGAGGACTGTAACTCTAATCTGTCCCACTTTCGGGCAAGCATCATAAACGCACCTTGCCCACCACGTTGTTTCCAGCTGTTTCCATAGTTCTTTTCTGATTCATGCAAACAAACGATGTCTGATTTAGCTATTTTATCTACAAGGTAGATAATTTCACTTTGTATATCTTTTGAATCTAAAGATTCATTTAAACGCTGTACTTCTAATGGCTTTTTCATTTGTGTTCCTTTAAAGTGAAGAATTCAAAAAAACTTTCTAAAATAGTTTTTTTGCGTGGGAGTTTAGGGGCAGAACCTACAGCCTCTGCTTTAGCTTTTTTTATTACTTCAACAAGTTCCTCATTGTATTCACTAGAAGGAACCCTTGTGTAAAGAACATAACCTAATTCTGTCTCATTTAAACTACATTTTGCTTTTATTTCGTCGCGGCTACAGCCGAAATCGTACAAGTTGTGTGCCTTATTTACTAAATCTTGGGGGTATCTTCTATAAGGTCTTTTCTTTGCTTTCTTTTTCATTTGGTTCTCCTTATTTTTTCCAATAGACTCCGTCTTGTATCACCCAATAACTATTGCAATCTTCTTGCTTAGTTAAAACATAACCTCTGTTTTTTAAAATATCGTACTTTTTATTTTTAGAAACTTCTTGTTCTTCCCAATACGATTGTGTGGTTTTACCTCTAACTGCCACATGGTCTTCTGTAATTATTTCAACAGGCATAACACTCCAATCATAACTTTCAAAAATAGTTGTATCATTCCCTTCTGTATCTACTTTTAATATATCAACATGGTTTATATTATTTTCTGTTAAAAGAGTATGTAGCGTTTTTGTGGGAACTTCTTGGTATTCATCTGTTAAATGTTGGGCAACAAACTCCTCACTATTAACTAAAGAGGAACGCATACACTTTTCTTTCTGAGCAGGCGACCTCCTATCAAAAAACCCATACTTCCCCATAAACAGTTTGCCTACACCATCTGTTGAACTAACTGCACAATGAACGTATTTAAAATCAGTGCCTTTTAAACTTTTAAATATATCCTCTTTCATATAAGCATTAGGCTCTACCATTAAACCAAACCATGTTTCTTTTTTACGATGCAAAAGTTTGTTAGCTAAAGATAAAGTACGAGCATTAAAACAACCGATATCAACTATTGTTTTTGTCATTTTAACCTCCTCTCTAACCATTCTACACAAGCCCTACGCCAAGCCCTATCTTCTATAGTGTAGCATTCATCTATAGCTTTTAAAGGCCACTTGTTTTTCCAAAAACTCCATGCCCTGCGTACAGGGTCACAGGTTGTTTCTAAATATTTGTTTTCATAGTGTTGATACAAAGTACCCTGTGTAAACCATTTTTTTAACTCTGTATCAAATGTATCAGGGTTATTTATTAAATAGGGTGAAGTATAAGAAAGCCCTTGGTCGGATAAAGTTAAGTAGGGTTCGTAATCTGGTTGCATATCATCTAATTTGTATAACACATCTGTGTATGCATGAAGATTATTACTAAACTGATAATAATCACCTACTTTTAATTTCAGTTTACCTGCCATGTACTCAAGCAAAAAAGACATATGTACAGCATTTGCTCCATAAGCACCCCATATCATATCATTACTACGATTAACTACAGTCATGTGTAGTTTTTCATCTCTTTTCCAAAAAAAGATTTGTGTATTGCAAGGGTAATCTTTTCCGCCATTATCTGTCCGTAAATCTTCCCACGGATCCCACATACCCACTACAGTTCTTCTATCGTTTTCGTATAAAGATAATCTTTCTAGGGCAGTTACTAACTGGTCGTCGCCAAACCATTCACGCCATCTAAAACCATACGCACCATGGAATACATCGCCATCATCACTATATTCTTCAATGCGGTGGTTGAACTGGCTAATCCATTCTACATCATTACGTCCTGCTAACATCCAAAGGCTTTCCATTAAATGAAAAAAGGGGTTAGCATCTCTTTCAGGGTAGAACATCACACGTTGCCTACTGTTTCTGTACTTTGTAATAACAGGACCAGTAAACTCTAAAGCATCTCCGTTTCTGGTTTGAACTAACCGCCCTTCCTCTTTTATGGCTTGCTTAACTACCCATAAAGCTTCGCTGACGTTTTTTACGTTAAATGTTTGCATATAAAGCCCCTCTGACTGCTCATTTTAATATTTGGGTAGTAACACCCATTAATGTAACTCAGGGCAACACTGCCCCTTAAACACTTTTAAACACGCTCAAATAAAAATTCAAAGTATTTTTGGCCTATTATGTATTCGCTGTGTTGTTCTAAGCTTTTAAATCCATTGATACGCATGATTTCTATTATATCATAAGGCTGAACAGTTTTCAACACTTCTGCTAAATTTTCAGGACTATTTACAGTAAGACAATTATATCCTGGAATCATATCATCAGGTTTATCCAATAGCCAACTCTCGTGTATGATAGGAATACAACCTGCGTTCCATGCTTCTAACCAAGTGTACTGAGTACCACCACCATCACCAACTATATGGGTCATATCTACGTTAAATGTGTAACCCTTCATTAATTCTACTGCGTAATTTTTCTCTCTGGGGTAATGTGCTTTAGATTGCTCCCACTCAGGGTACTTTGGCACTATCTTAAACCTAGTATATATTCTGTTCTCAAAACCACGAATGTTTATTTTGCTACCTTCGGGTAATAACCTGTTAGCATCTAATAAAATATCTGTGCGTTTATCAAAATCTATACGAGAAGTGCTTATCGCCTTGTTACCTGTGGTGTTTGTACGTTCCATGTTAAAACGAGACTCACCTGTGTGTTCCATAAAACTGTAGGGGTGTCTTATAAAAGTAGGCTCTTTACCTGTTGCTTTTTTAAGAACTTCTATGCCTATTTTTCTAATCACTACGCACCTGCTCGAATCTAACGGATTCGGAAGGTTTTTTAGCTCTGTCGGATCATGTACAACTATACTAGCATCACCCTCTTTATACAGTTTGAGCGTTTGTTCTTTAAACTGTTTAGCACCTGCTACGATTAACTTTTCATACTTGCGTGATAAAGCAACTTCCATAGATATGTTTCGGTACAGTTTATCATAACCAAACTTACGAGTGAACTTTTCAGTTTTGGGTCTTATCTTAAATAGGTTGCATTTAACACCTACAGCTTCTAGTGCTTCTATTAAGTGACAAGTATAAGTAACCCAACCACCATACGGATTAGGACTTAAATAAAATAAATCTACTTGTTTCATGCGACACCCCCCTCAGGTAAATCTACTTGTAATAAAGTGTTTCCATCGTATTTGCTTCTAGGCTTACCCTGCCCATGCAATACTCTTTCGTATTTATCCCACTCACATAAGCTATGCTCAATAGTTCGCATATCAACTTCAGCTAAAGGAACATGGGGTAAAATAAACTCTTTAGCATCTTCTAAAAGAAGTTGCATTTCATGGTTAGCTTGTATTTGACTCATGCCTTTTTTTAATTCACGTTGGTGGATTCTGTTTAAACCCCTAATCGCTCCTGGACCTGCATTAGCCCATTCAAATCTATCTTCAGCATATCTTAATACAGGTGTGTAGTTCAAATCAGTAACCACTTCATAAGACATAAAGCCACCGCCACCCCAACCTCGGTACTGTTTAAAAAACTCATGGGTTTCTTGTAAAGATCTAGTACTCTTTGCAACTTCTGCTATTTTGTCTGAATCTTTATATATAGGTTTTAAGAAGTGGTCTATCACAACTTCAGCTTTGGGTAGTTTCAACCCTTGGTTTGTGATAATATAAGCTCCTGTAAAGGTTCTTTTCTTTTGAGAAATCATATCAGAAATTAATTGTTTGCTGTGCAAAGGATTCCAAGTAGAATCAAATTCTACCCAACCATGTTCCTCAGCAAACTCTACTGTGCCAATCATTCTAAACAAACAACAATTAAAAACAATTTCTGCCCATGATTTATTATCATTAGGTTTTGTCCAGTTGTTTCTCATCCAAACTGTTACACGATCATTTTCTCTAAATGGGTTTGTGAATTTAAAGTTTTGCAAAATGGGGTCAGTTGTCCAAGGTGCTTGTTCTTTTTTAATTCTGCGTTGATAAATGGCATGGCGTTCGTTTATCCAATAAAAATACCTACCTTTTTCTGTAGATAAATGTTTATTGCGTAGTAATCTTGTTATTACTGTGTCTTGCATTTTGCTCCCTTTCTGTGGAAAACTGCTAGTGTTCACAATAAGTTATGAACACTAGCAAGACAACTATTACTTTGTCAAGTTAAGAAACTGAAGCATATTCCAATACTTTTGTCAATGCTTTTCGTTTAGTGTTTGCACCGCTACCTAACCAAGCAGAGTGCAGAGCATTACCTTCAGCTAAAGATTTTTTCTTATGATCTATAACATAAGTAACACCATTCAAAGCCCCCCACCAAGTTCCCTTGGCAGAATCCATATTTGATCCTGGTGAGTTTTCTACTGCTTCATGTACAAGTTCTGCAGTATGGCTGAACTCTTCATGCAAGTGTGGTAGAATGTCTGGGTTAGAAGCTTTTGCTCTTTCAATAAGCAGTTTAGGTTGAAACAACTCTGCAATAAAGTTATCTACATCGAACTTCTCAGCTTTCTTATTAGCTAAAAACTCAGACTGTTCTTGGAACTTTGTCATTTGCACAGTACTCAACCCTAAAGCTTCCTCTGCTGCTTTTTGGATTTCTTCATCAAACATTTGTAAGTGCAATACTCTAAAGCGGTCTTGATTACGTTCTAAAGCTAACGTCAAAGTATTGTTACAAACAACTCTAATAGGCGTAAGCATAACAGTCATAGCTTTGCCTACCTGATGGCTATTGTTTAAAAGCAAATAGCCACCTACTTCATCGTTTCCAGGAAGGGAAAACTTACTGGTCAATTTGGCTAAACCCCAAATGTCCTTACCTTCCTTTAAACTGCCTGCTGTTTCCATTTCCATTTTACCTGCTTCAGTAAACCTTTTAAAAAAGTCCATAACTTCAGCATTTTGAAAAGGCACATAACTTTCACCACAAGGGGATAATACTTTGTTATCACTATCCCTAACTAAAAAGTGGTTATCAGGGCATCTTAAAAACCCTGCTTCACCTGTGGGGTCGATAATGTTCCAACAATCTGGTTTATCTGTAGTAAAAGCAGGTCGTTTGCTTACTGTCCAGTCTAACTGAGCAGCTTTTAACATTTGCTCAGGTGTCATACCATTGTCGACTTTTTTACCTAAACCATGCCAAGGAACCTCTCCTGCGTAGGCCATTGTTTCTACTTCATGTGACATTTTAAAACTCCTTTCTCGAGTTAGTGTGCAGTTGTCGCTGCATTGGGTACTTCAATTGAAGGTAAATTGTCGTACGTATCAAACGGTACGTCGATCCACCCTGTTTTGCCTTCAGCATTTAAACAAATTTGTAAACGCACTTCTTGGTCATTATGTACCATATCAAATACAACAGGATATAACATTTCTTCAAACACAGCTACATCTTCTGTCCAAATAGAACGATTACGGTTTGTTTTTATTGCAACTTCATTAGCTGAAGTTAATGAATGTTTAGTAAAATATTTTACCTGCATGGTCACTCCTTTCTGTGTGTTAACCTTGCCATACTATATATACACAAGCCGTTTATATTGATAAGCTTTATTTGTTCTTATTTGTTCAATAGGGCAAAGCATAACCCTGACTAAACATCGGGTGTATCAAATGTAGCTTTTGTTTTGCTCTTGTAAGGCCAACATAAAAAACCCTTGCTTCATCATCTTCATAACCCTTTATTTTTCTCCACATAGAATAAGGTCTACGCATTGTATCTGTTAAAAGCATTACATTGTTAGCTTGAGCTCCTTTTGCAGAATGTATGGTTGAAATCCTTAAACGTGGTACAGTTGTCAGGCTTTCGCCTTTACGCAAGCAAGCTCTAATATAAACCCTATCTCTGCTACTTATTTTGCCTAATCCTTTATCCCAAGGCAGACTGTGTAATAAACCATGATTTTGCTGTAGCTCTTCTATAGAATAAAACACCCCTTCTTGACCATCAGGCATTGTTTTAAATCCGTAAGCTATTTGCGAGTTTAATAACATTTGTTTGTACACTAACCGCACTTGATCTACATTTAATTTATTGCCTTCGCGTAAAGATTCCCATAACCTAACTGATTCTATTACCTTACTATCTATACTGGTTGAGCCATTGTATATATACAGGTGTCCCCTACGCCTAACTTCTTCTTCTATTTGTTGAGCTCCACGAGTAGTTCGGCTAAGTAACAACCAATCTCCATCAGCAAGGTTTACCTCTTCAGAATGGCGATGCCAAAATATATCACCATTTTCATCTCTTGGTTTAAAAGTTTTTTCTCTTCTGCCAACTATCTTTTGTATAACTTTACTGCTCAATGTATGGTGTGAAGTAGGAATACGATAACTTTGGTTTAATAAAGTTACTTCGCCTTCTAAACCAATAAAATGCTCTACATCTGCTCCTGCGTAACGAAAAATAGCTTGGTCATCATCACCTGCAACATAACAAACCTTACTGTTCTTTTCTAACATTCGCACCATTTCCCATTGTAAAGGGGATAGATCTTGGGCTTCATCAATAAAAACAATCTCTAATTTAGGGCAAAGCTCTTGCTCTACAAATAACTCCAACATACCTGCGTAATCTTGCAACCCATAAGATCTTTTCCAATGTGCTAACCCTCTGTCCACATAATCTACCCTCGCCCAATCTGTTTTTAGAGGAACAATACTTTCATTATAAATTTTCCTCAAAGGTTTTCTTAATATTCTTGCAATGTTTATGATTTCTAAAAATTTATCGCCATAACCAAAATCTTTATATGGACCTTGCTCTACCTGTGAGCCGCTGTAAAACCTACCGATCTTTAACCAATCTGCCGCTTCTTGGTATTTTTCAGGTGTCATAACCTGTGAGTGAGTCAGCCCTGCTCTTAAAAAAGCAAGACTGTGTAATGTTCTAAAGTATGGCAGTTCTTTTTTAGAAAGGTTAAATTGTGTGCAAGCTCTGTCTATTGCTTCCTCTGCGGCTCTTCTTGTAAAAGCAAAATAGCCTATTCTATCTGGTGGAACGCCTGATGTAAGGTACTGTTCAACAAGGTTTATTAATCTTGTTGTTTTGCCTGTTCCAGGAGGACCGAGTACTACTTTCATTAAATCACATCTTCTCCTGCAGGTAAAGAGGGCAGGGGCATTTGCGAATCATCTATTTGGAAAAAGTCTTGTGGCAAAGACCATACATGAATACCTTTACCCCTTACTCGCCAAAACATTTTTTCAGCCTGTAGGTCTTGTAATCGTAATGTTATTTTGTTTGAAGTGTAATGGTTAAAATCATTTACAGATAAATGTTTCTTAATATCTTTTACTTGGAAAAACACTTTATCTTCTACCCAAACGGCTACCCCTTGTAAAATGTCCTCACGCTCTTCTCCTTTAGCTCTTTCACAAGCAAAAGCATTTAACAAATCTTCAAACTCACCTTTGAAAGTTGCATCAGGTGGTACTTCAACAATAGCAACATTGTCTAACAAAGTTTGTATTCTAGTTTGCCAAGCCCTTTGATTTATAGCTACAGGAAATTTATTTATCTGTGCTACGCATTCTTTCTGAAACTGTATCTGGCTTGTTAATCCGCTAGTGGTTAACTCTAACCTAGCACCATCTACATTTAAAATCCATATAGGTGGGTCGCCATCTATTTTAGTTAAGCTGGACATATCACTGCCTACGCCACTTGGACCAACCCCGAACTTTCGTAATTTACAAACCTCTTTATCACAAAAAGGTTTTATAGGTTGGTCGTCGCACTTGTAAAAGTAATCTTTCTTTTTAAGCTGTCTTATAACTGCACCAACTTCATTGTGACTTAACGGAGGGTGAAGGTAATCTATATTATATCTTTGTACTAAGCTTTCCCAATTAGTTTCATCAAACAAACGTGCATATACTCCTAAATTAAATAGGGCGTTGTTTCTAGAACCTTCGCCAAATCCTTTACTACATAGGTGTTGTAAGCAAGGCGGACCTTCTTCTAAAACGCCTTCCTTAGTTCCAAAGTTAGTATTCAACTCATAAAACTTTTCTGGTTTCATTATAAACCGTTTACAGTGTTGTATGAACTGCTCTGTATTTAAAGCTTCACCTTTAGTATCAAAAGCATATCGTGTAGAGCTGTCTGATCCGTGATAGGGCATATTTAAAAAGTTGCCTGTATCACCCCTGTCTAATAAAATAGTTGTTTGTTTAGGGAATATCTCACTACCTGCAAAACCCAGAGCCGCACTTAACTCTGTCATTTTCCTTTGCATATCTTCTGCTTCAACTGTTTCGTTTACAAATAGCCAAACATGAGCTCCTCCACTTTTAGTTCTACCAACTACAGCAGGGATTTTGTTTTCTTTTAACTTGGCTACTAAATCTTTATGGCTAACCGCGTAATCGTCTATATCAATAGCACCCCATTGACATTTGTTATCACTGCGTATAGGAATTATACCTAAACCAACTCCACCTTTTAAATGCTCTTGCCACATCTCTATAGTGGTTGGCTCTCTTAATATTTTGGCACTACCCTGTTTTTTGCCATCACTTGCTCGGTTATTTTTTACTACAAATGTTCCATGAGCTATATCGCTACCTTTGAACAAATTGTAAAACTCTTCTGCTAATGACACTGTTACCTCTCTTTCTAATTAAAGTAGAGGTTGCCTAGTGATTAGATGAAACCCATAAACATGAATTAATGTGAATAACCTTTTCCTAGGCAACCTCCGCAGTATGGGGTCTCGACTCCCCATAGCTGTCCTGTATTGCCTACTTAAAATGGTATTTCATCATCCATAGGCCGTGTGGCATTAGCACTTTTTTCTTGTGCTGTTACTTCTCCTGCTTTTACAGAAAGGGCAAACGATACAGCAGTTTCAAACAAGCTTGTATCTGCGGCATTATCTAAATCTAATTGTCGTTTTCTTTTAATAGAAAAACCAAACCAATCCCCCTTGGAATTTTTCTCTTGCACAGAAGTTAATGTCCATATTTGTGACATCAATGGCATTGTATAAATTGTGCCGTCTGCTTTTTTACCTGTAAAAGCTTGGGCATTTGACAGCCAACTACGAGACTTTTTAAGCTGTGATGAAGCCATAGGTATAAGTACCCTTTGCGGACCAAGGTTTTCATGTATCATTAAACTGAAAAACTGTGCTGTGTTAGCCAAAATATTTCCATTAGGTAATAACTCTTGGAAAATGTTTGGGTCTGGGTGTGGCTTTACAGTGCTGACAATAGGGTCGTTTGGTAAATAAGAACCTTTAAAACCGCCACCTTGGTCTCTGGGAACCCATTCATTGTACCGCCTATTATAATGGCAAGCAATTACATCAATGCCTTTAATACCATCGTACCCTTCCCCCAATACTGAGTTGAAAAACATTCCTGGTTTGAGCCCGTCAATATATTCAGGGCTTCGCTCCATTGCCTGTGGTGATTTAGTATCTAATATTCTTAAAAAAGGTATAGCAAGATCTTCTGCTTGTACTTCTGAAAATCCTGCATTGCCATACTCTTCAAATGATGCTGTGGCAACAGCAGTGTTTTTTGGTTTGGTTAACTCACTTTTATTAGCCATGTTCGCTCCTCTAGCTTTTTGGTTTATCTATTTTGGTTTTTTCACCTATGTAGATGTTGAACAGATCAGCAGGTATTTCCACACCCTTTTCTGATTCTGTCTTAATCCACCCTTTCAACGTCATGGGTTCTACCCACTTTCTTGTATTAAAAGATTCGCCTTCTTCTTCTAATTTCTTTTGGAACTCGTCAGCTTTAGCTTCCTGTCCACGCACAAAATTCACAGCCACTACATTTTTAATTAAATCGCCATGATTATTGTTTATCAGCCAATCGAATGCTTCTTGCGTTTTTTCTTTTGAAACAGAACCATTGTAAAACTTTTTTATCTCAATCTTAGAACCATCGTTCATAGTAAAGTCTTTCATGTTGTTTTCGTGCATAGCGGCAGGTAAAAGATCTTCTTGTATTTTTCTAAGGTCTTTTTTAGTTTCTTTTACTTCTGCTTCTAAACTGGCTACTTTGTTTTCTAAAATAAGTTGTTGGTGGGCTAAAGAGCTTACTAAGCTCAAACCCTTTTGGTCTGTTTGCGTTAATTGACTTGCAATATTTTCAAAACTATTCATTACTATCTCCTGGTCGGTAATTTAGGTCAGCCTGCAAAGGAAAGTATTTGCCTTCTTGCCTATCCCATTTTAACATTTTAAATTTACCAGAATTATTACGCGCTGCGATAGCAGAAGCTAAAGCAATAGCTGTAGGGTCTCCTGCCAATAGCAAGTAATCTTCATCATTAAATTTGCTAAGTTTTCTGGTAATTCTTCTTATTGTAGGTTGTGTGGAAAGTGTTGCCTGTTCACCTACAGGTAATAGTATTTCTATATTCCCAAAGCTTGTAGCATCTGTAATGTCTCTGCCACGCATTTCTTGGGTTATGTAAACGGTCATGTCTCTCTCCACATGGTGTTAAGTGTTTAGTTGTAGCATGGGAAACAAAAATTATAAAGCAAAAAATAATCAAAAAACTTCGACTTTATATAATAGGGCAAATATTGCGTGTAGTAAAAACTCTTTTTAACGTACAGATTTTTTCGCGTAGACCCGAGATATCTGATATCGTATATTCTAAGATCGTAAAAACGAATTTCACTGTTCGTTAAAATTCCCCCTATATAGCAAAGTTATCTTACAACAGGAATACATAACACAGCTATAGGTTAGACAACAAATATATTGTTTTTTATTTTCTTAGCTTATAAACTGTAAATACCCATAGAAAGAGGGATTATGCGATATAAATTTAAATACAAACCATATGAGCATCAGTTAGAAGCTCTGAAAAAATCTTGGGATAAACCCCATTATGCTTTATTTATGGATATGGGAACAGGTAAATCTAAAGTTCTTATAGATAATATAGCTATGCTGTATGACAAAGGTGAAATAGACTCAGCTTTAATTATTGCACCTAAAGGTGTGTATAGAAACTGGGAAAGAAAAGAGTTACCTGCACACTTACCTGAGCATATAACTGCGAACGTAGTTACTTGGTCTCCACAAAAAACTAAAAAGAAACAACAAGAGTTAGATACTTTAAATGTAGTTTCTGATGATCTGCAAATTTTTCTTATGAATGTTGAAGCCTTCTCTAGTAAACGTGGTGTAGAAGTAGCAGATAAGTTTTTAATGTGTCATAGGTGTATGTTTGCAGTAGATGAAAGCACTACTATAAAATCAAAAGGTGCTGCACGAACAAAGAATATGATAAAATTAGGTAAAACCGCACCTTATAAAAGGATACTAACAGGTTCGCCTGTAACTAAATCTCCATTAGATTTGTTCACACAATGCGAGTTTTTAGATGAGGGCATATTAGGACACAGCTCTTTTTGGACTTTTCAAAACCGCTATGCTAAAATGGTTCGCAAAACTATGGGAGCACATTCTTTTAACCATATAGTAGGATACCAAAATTTGTCTGAATTAAACCATTTAATAGAAGAGTTCAGTTTTAGGGTTCGCAAAGAAGATTGTTTAGACTTACCAGATAAAGTTTATACAAAAAGGTTAGTAGAATTAACTCCTGAACAGCATAGGCTGTATGAGCAAATGAAAAGAAACGCATTAGCTATTATAGAAGGCGAAGGTTTAGTTTCAGCACCTACTGTTTTAACGCAGTTACTAAGACTACAACAAGTTTGTTCTGGGTTTGCTAAACTAGAAGATGGCAGGGTAATAAAAGTACCAAGCAATAAATTAAATGAACTTATGTCTATGTTAGAAGAAATAGATGGCAAAGTTATTATTTGGGGAAACTTTACACACGATTTAGAATTGATTGGCGAAGCTCTTAGTAAAAAGTATGGAGAAGATTCAGTAGAGTTATTTTATGGTGGTACTGCTGCTGATGATCGGCAATTAATTGTAGAACGGTTTCAAGACCCAGACAGCCCCCTAAAGTTTTTTGTAGGCCAACCACGCACAGGAGGCTATGGCCTGACCTTAACAGAGGCTAAAACTGTCGTGTACTACAGTAATGGTTATGATCTAGAAGTTAGGTTGCAAAGTGAAGACAGAGCTCACCGTATAGGCCAAAATAATAAAGTAACATATGTAGATATTATTGCAGAAGGCACAGTAGACGAAAAAGTATTACAAGCTCTACGCAGTAAAATAGACATCAGCTCTCGAGTTTTAGCTGAAGGCTATAAAGAATGGATTATTTAAGTTAACTGGTTAGCCATTCTTCTTTTTTCTATAGCTTGCCCAGTTGAATCAAAGGGGAATAAATCTCCTACTCCTAAACTAGCTATTCCTGCGTTATTATCTACACTGGCTTGAGTTGGAGATATTACAGGGGCAGCAGGTAGAACAGGAGGAATATTTAATTCTTCTCCTCTTTCAGGGTTAAAGGATTGATTTGGTAAAGGCACTACAGTTTCGTTTTCAACAGGAGCTTCAAGGGCATCGATTTCTACTACAGGTTGATTTGAGCTAACACCGAACTCCGTAGTAGGGTCTTCACCTTGATAATCAACACCTGTTCTAAACAAATAATTATTAATTAACCGATTATATTTAGGCAAAATGCCACCAACGCCTACTTCTGGAGGTTGATTAGTGGCTAATAGTTTAGCTATCTCAGGATCAAACATCATAGCCCTAAACATTTCGTCTGCTCTAACAGAGCCTTGTTTTGCAAAAGATCTTACTAATAAGTTCAATGCTACAAATTGTCCGCTTATACGACTTTCTTTAGCTGCTCTAATTTGGCTTGAAGCAGAAGGGATAGAAACCCCTGTTAGTTGGTTGAATTTTTCTGCAAACCCTGCTGCTGTTCCACTTAATCGTTTTAACATTTCAGGGTTGATTCCTGTTCTATTAAACCTATCTGTAACATCAGCTATTATTTTTAGATTTCTAATATGTTCTGGTGTGAACGCATTTTGTAAAGACCTAGCTATATCGCTCGTCTCAACATCAAGCAACTCTGAAAAATTTCTAGGGTTTTCTAAAGCAGAAGGGTTTTCTGAAAGAGCTTTTCTTGTTATAGCAGCAAGGAACGCTTTTTCAGCTTCTTTTGCCCCGAAATTCTTTACAAACTCACCTTTAGGGTCAAGGATTTTTGTTTTTAACTCTAACATTAATTTAGGACTTCTTAAAGCATCACCTACAAATTGTTCTGGAGTTTCACTACCTGATGTATTTTTTAAAATAGCTTTATTTAATAAGTTGTTTGCTACAGCTTCTTTTCTACCTGTTAACTCTCTGTTTCTAAGAACCATGTCATCTAAAAGAGTTTTAGTATCTTTAAATTTTGCAGATAAACCTAACTCTGTTAGCATAGCATCATTATCATTTACCCAAGTATTGAATTTTTCTGGTTTAAACTGTGCTAAATTGTCAGAGTATGCTGCCCCTCTAAGCCTATCTAACAAAATGCTTTCCATATTATCTACATATGCTTGGTCATCACCAAATAACTTCATAAACTGTTTTGCTGTATTTGTGTCTTTTAAAAAAGCTTCGGCTACATTTTCATCAGGAATCCTATATATAGGATCTGCTGATATATTCCCAGGTCCTTTTGCAGCGATTTTTATTAATCCGCTACGTTCAAAAGGAACAATAATATTTTCTCCATACCATGTATTAAATTTCTGAAAGTTTTTACCAATAGCTGAGTTTGTTCTGCCAAACTGTTCTGCCATACCATCTAGTTCTTTAGCTAAAACTGTTAGTTCTCTCACTTGTGTGCCGTTCCTATTAGCCGCAGCTTGACCTATCGCACTGGTTACTTGGTTTCTGAACGACCGCCAATCTTGAAAATTAATTCTATTATTTGTTCCAAACTTTTTATCAATAAAAGTTTTTACAAAAGGGTGAACTTTTTCTAAAGAAATATCTAAAGCATCTATGTTTAATTCTTGTCTAACATTGTTTTGAGCAGCAAGAGTTTGTTCTGCTGTCGCTAACATAGTTGAATCATTTATTTTTAATTTTTTAGCAAGGTTTTCTGCACTTTCTTTTGCTACTTCATACTTTTTTAAATAATCCGCACGAATATTTATACCAGCAGATTTAGCCTCTTTTGAATTAAATAGTGGGATAACACCATCAGCATCATGCATCATTTTATCCCAAGCAGTAGTTATATCAAACCCTTCTTGATCTAATAGTGCTATAGTTGAAGTGTACTGTTTTTTCAAAGGATCATAAATAAATAAAGGTGCATCACCTTCTGTAAAAGCAACATTCTTTTGGTTTTCAGGGTTTAAAATACTGCTAAGAAACTTTCTGTTAGCAAGTAAGGCGGCTTCTTTTCTATTCATATTAGCTTCAACAAAAGCAGGTCTTGCTGTGCCACCAGACCCTATCTCCATCTCAGCTGCTTTTTGTGTGTTTAGAAGTTTAGGATCTAAAGTTCTTTCTGCAGGAGTTATTATTACTTTTTCGTTTACTTCAGTAAACCTGTTTAATGTTTTTTCTATTTCAGTGGCTTCGGCTATATTTTTTTGTACCACAGCACTTCTTTGTGCAGACCTTAAATCTTCTCTAAGGATACCTTCTACTGCTTTGCCTCTTGCACCTTCTGTTAATTTAGATATAGGCACAGTATCCTCTGCAGTAACAATACTTTTGCCCATCCTATACTCAGGAAGTCCAATATTTTTTACCCATCGAAAAGCATTGCTCATAGGAGATAAATTTTTAACAACTGTAAAAGCACCTCCTAAAGTAAGAGGAGCCCCTATAGCACCAATACCTGTGTTAGTTTCAAAAACATCTTCTTCTACTTGTTGCCCAACACCTGAAAGACCAGACAGTGCTGTTTCAACACCTACTGTTGTAGCAGGCGCACTTCTAAAAGGATTTAAAAAAGCATCTCGCACATTGTCCCAAGGTATTTTCTTCCCTACTTTTTCAACAACCGTAGGAACTTTACTTATTCCTGCGGCTATTTTTTGTGCTATAGTAGAAGGCACTACAAAAGAACTAGCAAACCCAGAAGTATCAGCAAGTTGATTTAAATAAGAATCATCTTTAGTTGCTCCAACATACTCTCCTGAACCAATGGATAAAAGGTACGGCACAATAGTTTTTGCCCTTTCATAATCTCCTGAAGCACCTATTCTTTGCAATAAATCTTTATCATAAACATCAGGAAAACCTGCTGCATCTAAAGCTACATTTAAAGTATTTAATACTGAATCAGGCACAGCATAAACCATTTTATTAAACGAACGCATAAATTGTCCAGCACCTGTAGCACCTAATGTTGTGTCTAATCCTTTTAACAAAGCAGGGGCATTTTCTACTAGTGCTTTTTCAAACTCTACATTAGCTCCTTCTGTAACCATACCTGTTACCCTACTGGGTTTTTTGATAATTTCTGCTA